TAAATGTGAAAGATGTTGTTTCAGCATATGCTAATATACTAACATACGCAGAAACAGTTAATGATGTTGCATCATTTAATATATCATCTGGGGAAAGATATTCCACACTTCAAGTGTTTAATATTGTTAGAGATGCTATTGGCAAAGAAGTCAATTATAAAATGGTTGAAAGTGATGGGTTTGAAATTAAGAAACAATTTATGAACTCATCTTTGCTATACGAAAAAACTGGATGGGAATCAAAGCATACTATGAAAGATAGCATGAAAGAAATAATTAAATTTTATATGGAGGAAAACAAATGACAGAAATGGTTAAAGCCATTCTAAATGGCGAATGGGAAATTACCATTCCAAAGCACAGAGCAGATAGACCAGAATGGTATACTGAAAATGGTTGGGAGAAACTAAGGCTAAAATCCATGCACGACAATCTTGTAGATGGGGATGTTGTGTATTATGTTGGTGCAGAAGAGGGAGAGATGTCTGCCTTGTGTCAAATTTGGGGTGCAGAAGTAGTTTTGTTTGAACCTAACCCAAAAGTTTGGTCACACATGCCAGCAATCTGGGAAGCAAATAATTTAAAAAATCCATTAGCAACTATTCCATGCTTTGCATCTGATGAAAACAATTCACTTATTAGAATATATAGAGATGAATTTCCACCAGAAGCATATCAAAATATTGAAGCGGCACATGGGTTTAAAGAATTATATCTAGAGGGAAGCATGTATGGTCAAGTAAAGATAGATGACTGCGTTTCTTTTTATGGATTAAAGCCACCAACAATTATCACTCTAGATGTAGAGGGAAGCGAATTTAAGGTGTTGCGTGGTGCCGAAGAAGTGTTAAAACAATATAAACCAAAGATTTGGTTATCTGGACATCCAGAGTTTATGTTTCATCAATGGGGTTTGTATCTTAGTGAACTTAGAGGTTGGATTAAACAACTTGGGTATACCGAAACAATTTTAGATTATCAACACGAGGTTCATCTTTATTATGAGTCAAATTAAAGCATACCTATACTCTAAAAGTGATAATTACCCAGACACAAAATCTGATTTTGCATTTTTGCAAGAAGTTTTTAATAGGGCTAACATAGAGACAGTTAGGGTTCAGTCCCTACCAAAGACCGATAAGGCTATTGTTGTTATATGTGGTGGAGATTTTTATACAAAAGAGCATGTGATTGATAATGAGTTAAGTAAAATAGATAGAGTTATGCTTTTTGTTACTTCCAATGAAACTGGACAATTTCAAGATAATCAAATTAGTCACAGAGATATAAAGTTTTGGATGCAATATCCATTTTTAAAACATGAAAAACATAATAAATTTCCTCTTGGTGCACCAGAATTTTTAAAAACAAATCTGCCAGAATATGCAGAAAAAGAATATGATGTCTTTTACTCTGGTCAAATAAATCATAGTAGAAGAAAAGAATTGGCTGAAGTTTTGCCCACTATAGATAACTGTGTATTTAATTTAACAGATGGCTTTATGAAGGGTTATGAGCCAAAAAAGTATTATGAAAAATTCATTAAAGGTAGGATTGCTCCTGCTCCTGCTGGAAACGTAACAATTGATTCATTCAGGTTCTACGAAGCCATAGAGTTGCTTTGTTTGCCCATTGGTGACATTAAAAGTGCCATAGAACAAGACTTTGACTTCTGGGATTTTGTTTTTGATGGTAAAATAGATATAGCAAAGACTAATAATTGGAATGAATTACCACAAATTGTTGATAGTTTATTAAAAGATTATCCACAAAATATGCATTTGCTCGTGTCTTGGTGGATTAAATTTAAAAGAGATTTTGCTATTAAAATAGTCAAGGAATATAATGAACTCTAAAGATGTAACAATAATTATACCAACATCTGTAATACCAAGTCATCCAGATACCAGTATTCTTGAAGAAACCATGGATAGTGTTAGACATTATTTTCCTGACAGCGAAATTATTTTACAAGTAGATGGTCTTAGAGATGAAAGACTTACTTGGAAAGACAGATATGACGAATATAAGAATAGAATTCTTTGGAAGTCATTGCATGAGTGGACAAACGTATTGCCTATTATCTTTACAGAACATAAACATCAAACCACTATGATGAAAGAGACTATTGATTTAGTTAACACTTCTCTTATTCTGTATATTGAATCTGATACCCCTCTCATTAAAAACAAAATTAATATACAAGAATGTTTAGACATGTTAGAGACAGACAACTGCAATACAGTTAGATTCCATCCTATGAAAGAAATTCCAGAAGAGCATGATTATTTGATGTTAGAAAAAGAAGGAAACTTTTTAAAAACAATTCAATGGAGCCAAAGACCACACATATCTAAAGTGTCTTATTATAGAGACGTGGTGCTTGCACAGTCCCATGATAAAGAGTTTATTGAAGATAGGTTTTACAGTTATGTTGTTATCAATAATTGGAATGTAAATAAAGTTTGGATATATTATCCAAACAATGGGGTTGATGTTGCATCCTCTTATCATTTAGATGGTCGTGCTGGAACTAGAAAATTCACTAGCGATGATATTGCTTGGGGTCTAACAGAATGAAAATAGGTCTTATAGCAAGAATGGATGATACTGGTTTAGGTAATCAATGTTTAGAATTAGCAAAAATGCTTAATCCATCTAAAGTATTTTTAGTAGATTCTTCTAGTTGGAATGAGGGCAAGTTTGCAACACATCCAGAATGGTATAAAGACTATAACACTCAGTTAGGAAATCCAGAAGGCTGGATACAAGAACAAGAAGTTTTAGAATTTTTAAACGATTTGGATGTTGTAATTTCTTGCGAACTATTCTATTCTGACAATGTTGTTCCATTTGCCAGGGATAGAGGAATAAAAACAATATTACAATTCAATTATGAATTTTTGCATCACATGGAACCAACACATTTGCCAGATGTATTACTCTCTCCAAGTTTTTGGTATTTAGAAGAAGTTAAAGAATTATATGGAAACCACTGTGAGGTTCTTCACTTGCCGCCACCAACAGAACACACTCAGTTTGACAAAGTTAGACAAAACAATTTATCTAAAAAACATAGACGTTTGCTTCATGTTGTTGGAAAAGCAGCAACACAAGATAGAAATGGAACAAATACAGTAATTGAAATGTTAAAGTATGCAGAGTCAGATTTTGAAATTGTTTTTAAGGTTCAAACTGGTTCTAACTTTATTTGTAATGACCCCAGGGCAAGAATAGAATATTTTAATGTTGTCAATAGAGCAGATTTGTATGATGGATTTGATGCTTTAATTTTGCCAAGAAGGTTTGCTGGATTATGTTTACCAATGAACGAGGCTTTGCTTAGTGGCTTGCCAGTAATTATGACCAACATTTCTCCAAATGACAAGGTGCTACCAAAAGAATGGCTTATCAGGTCTACTCAGATTAAAACATTTAATACAAGAAGAACTATAACTGCTTATGCAGGGTCGCCAGTTGAGTTGGCACAAAAAATAGACTCTTACATGGCTATGGAAGACGATAGTTCTTTGAAAGAAAGTGCATACAAAATTGGATATAATCAATTTTCTCAAGAATCTTTAAAACAAAATTATTTAAATTTATTTGAATACCTAGAGATATTATTAAAGGTAAAAGAAATATTGCCAAATATAGAAAGACGAGCCTATTTCTAGACTCGCCTTAATATTTATTAAGATTACTTCTTTGTAACCGTCTTCTTGACCGTCACAGTCTTCTTAACTGGTGCCTTTGTTACCTTGACATCCTTAAGAGCCTCTGCAACAACTTCAGCAGATGGAACAATACCAAATGCCTTGTCCTTTGGATTTACTGCTCTTGTTGCAACTGGTAGCAATGCAGCAACCAAAGACCATAGAAGAGTCTGTGGGTCTGTAATGCCAGCCAAGTATAGTGCTGCCACTGCGGATAGGATGCTACGCAAATATGATGCGAACAGAGCCTTTAGTTGAGTTGTACTCATTTTGTTTCTCCTTGTTTAGTGCCTAGTTATTAGGCGTTTCGGTATT